CCGCAGAAGAAAAAACGAAACGCTATCTGGAACTATCAGAAAAAGATCGCTTTCTTGCCAGAACAAGCGACTGGCAGCCTAAGGATACCGTGGTTGTTAAATACTCTAATTTAAAAAGCGATCAAGAAAAGCAGGAAGAATTTATAAAACAATTAAATGAGGCTTTGGAACGAGATGAACTTAATCTCTTAAAATAGCCTGATATTTTTACTCATTCATTTAATAGCGCAAGGCTCGTGCAGAAATGTGCGGGCCTTTTGTTATACCCAAATTTGCCCCGGATATGGCGTAAAACTGTGACCGCCAAAGGGAAGCGACCCCGTAAAAAGCGTATGGAAGAAAGGATTCCCATGAAAAGAGAAGATTTAAAGGCTTTCAATTTATCCGACGAGGACGTGCAAAAAATCATGGATCTGCATGGTGCGGATATTGAAAAGCAAAAGCGCAGCATCGAGACCCTGACTGCTGAAAGAGACGATTTCAAAAGCCGTCTTGAAGAGGCCAACGGCAAGCTGGAGGGGTACGACCCCGAATGGAAAACGAAGGCTGAGCAGGCCCAGACGGAAGCCGACGCGAAGATCAATAAAATCCGGCGCGGCTATCTGCTGAAGGAAGCCGCAGGCGGTATTAAGTTTTCCAGCGAGAGCGCCAAAAAGGCGTTTTTATCCGATCTGGAGGCGGCTGAGCTTCCCGTACAGGAGGATAAGGTCCTGGGCTTTGAGGATTTCTTAAGCAAGTACAAGGAAAGCGATCCCTCCGCCTTCCTCCCGGACAAACCGGCGCCCACTATTACCGTCCCGGGACAAGGACCTGCTTCCAAGAAAACAGGGCAGCAGCTTCTTGATGAAAAGTACAAAAACAATCCATTCTATCACCCGAAAGGAGAATAACCCATGTCAATTAAATACGGTTCTTTAAACGTAGATGAAAGATACTCCGGTATTCTGGAGCCTAATCTTTATTACAACCCTGTGCTGGTGCCCGGCGTGACCTGCACAGACAAATATCAAATCGGGCCGGCGGGTCAGATTTATGTGCATAAGCTTACCACCTCCGCGGTGGAATCCGGAACTCCGGGCCGGGATTTCTCGGACACCGCCGTATCAGATACCTTAATTCCGATTCAGCTGAATAACAATTTCCAGCGCTCCTATAAAATCTATGGAGTACAGGCGGCCGCCGTAGAGTTCAGCGTGGCTGAAGAAGCCCTCTCGACCGCAACTCAGGAAATCCGCGAAGGCTGGATGCAGTGCGGCCTTGCCTGCTTAGCCCAGGAGGGAACCGCCGCCACACTGACCACGGCGATCACCGACGTTAAGGAGGATATCATCGCCACACGCCAGGAAATCGTGGAGGATAAGGGCCGGGCTAACGTAGTCATGTGCACCCCGGCTTTCTACAGCCAGGTCTTGCTTGCCGCCGGCAAAGACTTCACTCCGGTCATGAATGACCGGATCGCCAGCACCGGAAATGTGGGGCAGTGGCTGGGCATGACCTTTGTGGAAGCCAACGGCGCCCAAGGCTCTATTAAGTATTATGACAGCACCGGCGCGCAGAAAACGGTTGATATGTCCACGGTGCAGTATGTCATGTACTATCACGAGGCCCTGTCCGTGATCAGCAACTTTGAGGTAGCCAGAGTGATTGATTCCGAGCGCTTTGCTGGTTCCCTGGCCCAGGTGGAAATGAATACCGGGTATAAGGTGACCAACGCCACTCTGGCCCGTGTGCGTAAGGTGGTAACCTCTCCGGGCGGTTGAAGTGAGGTGTCCCCGAATGTACTCAACGTATCAGCAGTACCAGCAGCGGGGCGGAAAGCTTCCGGAAAGCGAGTATCAGGCAAACGCGCAAAAAGCGTCTGAGCTCATTGATTATTACACGATGGGACAAGCGGCCTCAGCGGAAACAATGGGGCCGCAGCTCTCGGCGTGCGAGTGTGATTTGGCGGATATCATACCGACGCTTCAAGGGGCGGCCTCCGGGATTCAGTCTGAAAACGTGGACGGATACAGCGTTTCCTTTTCCGGCCAGACAGAAGCCAACGCCGGCGTTTTGTCGGTTATGAAGCGTCACCTCTCCTTCCCTGTCAACCTGCTGGTGTTTTCCGGCTGGTCCTTTGTGTGAGGTGATGCCATGATAACCAACGCGGATATCACCATCTACCATGAAACCTACAACAAGGAAACCCGGCTGAAGGAGTGGACTTCCAGGCAGTATCCTGGCGTTAACTGGTACGGAAAGCAGGCCGTTTCTGTAGGGGATACCGGACTGAATACGGCGGATTCCTATATCGTGCGGATTCCCACCGAGGAAGCAATTGTTATATCAAACGGCGATCTTGTGGTAAAAGGGCTTGTGACAGACCAAATCACAGGCCCTTCCCAATTAACCGGAAAATATGAGTGCTTTGTGGTAACCGCGGTAAGGGACAACCGAAGGGGTACTCCCATGATGCGGCACTGGAGAATCGAGGGGAAATAACGATGGCTGGAGGCTTTAAAATCGAAACACCCAAAGGCGCGGTTTTCACCACAACCGGCAAAAACGGAAAAATCATAGCGAGGCTGGAATGGAATAAAAATTTCAGCGCTGAAAGAAGCGACCAGTTCAACCAAACCCAAAGGTTTGTAGACAGCGAGGTTTTACGCCTTTCCTCCCCCTATGTTCCTTTTCAGACTGGTATGCTGGATAAATCTGGCATACTGGGAACCGATGTTGGCTCCGGTGAAGTCAATTACATCGCCCCCTACGCCGCCGCTCAGTATTACAGGACTTCGGTCAGCCGTCCCTATGACTCACAGAGAGGCGCGAAGTGGTTCGAACGCATGAAGATCGACCACAAGGACGAAATCCTGCGGGGCGCAAAAAAGATTTCAGGAGGCAAATAGCATGGCTGACACTATTATTCAATCTCTGCGGGATTATTTCCTGACCTGTCCGTTGATGGGAGACAGCGCGATCAATGTAGATTATCTGCCGGAAGGCCCAGAGGTGGAATATTCCATCGATACCACCCCGGCCACGGAGATCGTAAAGCAGTATATTGGCGGAAGCAGCGTGCGGCAATACCTGTTTGTGATCCGGTCCGTCAATGATTATGGACCGGACGTTTTGCAGAACCTTGCCAACAGCGGATTTTATGAGAATCTGGCGGCATGGCTGGAAGTCCAGACCAGAACCGGCAATTTTCCAAGCCTGCCGGAAAGAAAAATCCCACAAAAAATCGAAGCCCAAAGCACGGGCTATCTATTCACAACCGGGCCTGACACTGGAAAATATCAAATCCAGTGCAGGCTTCAATACTTTCAGGAGGTATAACTATGGCAAATGAAACCATTATGCGGTTCCAAATCGCGGACTATTTAGGCATTCCCGGGGACAGCGATACAACCTACGCGCTGATGGGTGCGGGCTTCAATACCCTGGACGAGAACCCCGCCGCCCAGCTGGACACCAAGGCGTATATCAACGACAAGGCCGCGTCCAGCATTGTGAAGGGCTATCAGCCCCAGTTCCCCTTTGACACCGATCTGATCAAATCTGAGGAAGCGGTCATGGAGCTTTACAAGATCGGACGGGACGAACTGACCGGCGCCGACGCGGAGCGCGATTATATTCGGGTTGAATTGTTCGAGCCGGTAGCTTCTAAGGAAAACACCTTTAAGGCCAGAAAATTCAGGGTAGCCGTAGAGGTGGCAAGCTGTGCCGGCGCTGGCGGCGAGACCATCAAGGTCACCGGCAACCTGAACAACGTGGGAACCTTTGTAGACGGTGAATTTAACACCACTACAAAAACCTTCACCGAAGCAGGCGCCGCTGAATCCGTGTGATAAGAAGGAGGACACAGCCGATGTTTACCGTAAACGGAAAAGAGCTGGACTATGATATCTTTGACGCTGATAAGGCGGATTTCATTCAAAGAGTGATGGAAGAAACCTTTCAAAAAATCGCTTCCATTGACGCAAATTCTCCGGAAAACACCTGGGCGGGTTTTGTAAGGGAAAATTGTGAAGCTGTGGCCGCTGCGTTTGACAGGCTTTGGGGTGCGGGAACCGCGGTCAAAATTTTTGACGGCGTGGTGAATCTAAAAGTCGCAATGAACGCATTTCAGGAGTTGGTGGACGGTATTAACGCGGAAAAGGCTGAGCTTGAAACTATGGCGAAAGCTGTCACGGCTAAGTATTCCGGAAACCGCGCCCAGCGCCGGGCAAAGAAATGAATATCCTGACAGACCCGGCTCCCAAAACGGTAACCATCGGCGGCGCGGAGGTTCCGATTAATTCGGATTTTCGCGCCTCTGTCCGTTTTGAAATGATGATGGAGGATTCCTCCCTTTCCGAGCTGGACAAAACAGTAAAAGCCCTGAGCCTTTATTATGACACGGGCGATTTAAAAAACAGCTTTAAGCCGCCGGCACCTATAGAAGAAGCCATTGACAAAATGCTGTGGTTCTATCGGGCCGGAAAGGAAGAAAACTGCGCTGTAAGCGCCGGGAAGGGGGCGCAGATTTATTCCTATTCCTATGACGACGAATACATTTTTGCGGCCTTTCTGGAGCAGTACGGCGTAGATTTGCAGGATATTCCTTATCTTCACTGGTGGAAATTCAAAGCCATGTTCCTGGGGCTGAAATCAGATTCCAGGATTGTGGAAATCATGGGTTACCGAAGCATTGACATCACATCGAAAATGAGCAATGAGCAAAAGCAGTTTTACCGGAAAATGAAAAAGCAGTTTGCGATTCCTCTCCCCCAGCCTGAGCGGGAAAAGCTGAACGCTATCGAGCAGGCCCTTTTAAACGGCGGCGACGTGAGCAAGGTGCTCTAATCCTTTTTCTTGACAGGGTTGTGTAATGAATACACATCGTGCTATAATCTAGGAAAAAGGAGGAAGATGCAATGAAAAGGGTACTTTGTGGGGCTTTGGCGGTTATCCTTGCCATCGGGTGTTTGACCGGGTGTCAAGAAGGAAATGATCTAAATTCTACGAATGAATCATCGCAGGCCGTATCATCTAAACCTAATCCGGCGGACAAAAAGGAAAGTATAGATACCTCTTCTAGGAAAAACTCTTCTTCCGCTTCAAAAAAATCTTCGTCACCGGATAACGTTCATCAGGATCCTGTTGCAGAAAGCCAGATATCCGACATCCAGAAACCTGAAAAACCTACGCAAAATAATTCCACCTCTTCTGTGGCTGTGTCCCCTCCTGCGGAATCCTCGTCTAGCAAACCTGTACAGCCTCCGGCCACTTCAAGTTCAATTTCTCCGGCCACACCGGAACCAACCGGAGAAACTGCTGGGCAGAAAAACGCAATAGAGAAAGCAAAAGCTTACTTGAATGTCATGTGTTTCTCTTATCAAGGTCTGGTTTCCCAACTGGAATTTGAAGGATTTACCCATGAGGAAGCCGTGTATGGAGTGGACAGATGCGGTGCTGATTGGAACCAGCAAGCCTTAGGGAAAGCAAATTCATATTTAAGTGTTTCTGCTTTTTCTCGCCAAGGATTGGTTGATCAGTTGATTTTTGATCAATTCACACCAGATCAGGCGTCTTTTGGTGTCGGTCAGTGCGGTGCTGACTGGAACTATCAGGCTTCAAAAAAGGCTGCTCAGTATTTGGAGCTTATGGCTTTTTCTCGGGAACAGCTTATTGCTCAATTGGAATTTGACAAATTTACTCACGAACAAGCGGTTTATGGAGCTGAATCCAATGGATTATAGCTTCTGAAATAAAGCATCTGCTATTACGCAGGTGCTTTTCTTATGCCTAAAATCAGGTGGTGACCATATTGGAAAAGTAAAGTGCCCTTACTGTGGGTATGAAATGCCTTTGCGGTTAAGCCAGACGGCTGACTGTAAGGGTATTTTTATTAAATGCAAGGGAAAGAACTGCAAACAGATATTTGAAATAAAAGTAAAAAATGGAAGGCAGGTCAAGTAGTGCCATTATGAGCCGATGACCTCACAGGAAAGGGTGAGATTATGGCTTATGATGGCTCTTTAAAATTTGATACCAGGGTTGACAGCTCCGGTTTTAAGTCTGGAATTGAAAAGCTGGGGAGCATTGCGAAAACCGGGCTGAAAGTAACAGCCACCGCGATTGGAGCGGTAAGCGGTGCGTTTGGCGCCGCTGTTCTTTCCGGCGTTAAGTACAATTCCCAAATGGAACAATATATTACTTCCTTTGGTACGATGCTTGGCAGCGCGGAAGAAGCCACAAAGCTGGTTAACAATCTGAAAGAAATGGGGGCCAAAACCCCATTTGAAACCTCAGATTTGGCAAAAGCTTCTCAAACCCTTTTAGCTTTTGGAACCTCTGCGGAAGATCTTCTCCCCACCCTTCAAATGCTCGGGGACGTATCTCAGGGGAATAAAGAGCGGTTTGACAGCTTAACCCTGGCGTTTGCCCAGGTTGGAAGCGCCGGCAAGCTGTCCGGGCAGGATTTACTGCAGTTTGTCAACGCGGGCTTCAATCCTTTAAATGAGATCAGCAAAATGACCGGCGAGAGCATGGCGGAGTTAAAAGAACGCATGTCCGCCGGCGGGGTATCAGCGGAGGAAGTTGCGGAAGCCTTCAAGCATGCTACCAGCGAGGGCGGCCAGTTTTACCAGGCAATGGAGGCACAGAGCCAAACCTTTAACGGGCAGATGTCCACGCTGAAGGACAACGCTATGTCCTTTATCGGGGAACTAACCCAGGGCGTTACCAACACCTTAAAGGATTCGGTTCTTCCCACGGTCAATGGCTGGCTGGAGGAGCTGCAAAGCGCCTTTACAAGCAACGGTGTAGAGGGCGTTGTTACGGCTTTTGGCTCTATTCTGGCTGACGCCTGCACCAAGCTTGCGCAAGCGGCGCCGGGCGTTGTTGATCTGGCTGTAGGATTTATCCAGTCGTTTATAAAAGGGATTGGAGATAACGCGCCCCAGCTGATCCAAGCAGCAAAACAAATTGTCGGCGCTTTAGTGGACGGCCTGATAAAGCTCTTACCCAGCGAGATCCAAAAGCCGGTAAAAGAAACCGTAAATATTTTAAAGCGTTCCTTTGAAAGCGGCGGACTGCGGAACGCCATTAACACAGTATCTAATATTTTGAAGGATCTGGGGAAAGTGGTAACCAATCTCGCAAAAACGATACTTCCTCCCCTGGCGAAAGCCGTTGATTTTCTTGGCAAAAATATAAAAATCATCTTGCCTCTTGTCACTTCAGCTGTTGCGGGTATAAAGGCGTTCAGTATCGCAAAAACGGCGGCCACCGCAATTAACAGTTTGAAAGCTTCGTTTCAAACAGCGGCTTTACAGTTATCGCTCTTTATTGCTCAGGAAGGCGCCGCCGCTGTGGCCACTTCTGCATCTGCCGCGGCTTTAACCGCAAAAGAGGTTGTTGTGGGCACTTTAACCGGAAAAATCAACCTTGTTACAGCCGCCCAATGGCTCTGGAACACCGCTATGAACGCCAATCCTATCGGGGTGGCAATCGGACTTGTAGCCGCCCTAGCCGCCGGAATCGGACTTTTATGCGTCGCGTTAAGTAATGGCACAGAGGACACCGATCTTTTGGCAGAAGCTAACGAGCGCATGGCAGAATCTATCGGACATATTGCGGACGGCATCGAACAGTGGAACGAAAAGGTTGATAATGCCAAAAGCTCTATGGAAGGCTTTAATGATTCTATCCTAATGTCTCAGGAGGAACAGCAAAATCTAACCGATGAAATGGACGCTGTCCAAACTGAAATATCTGAAATAGCTCGTCTTGCTTCTGAAGAGAGACGAGAATTAACCGATAGCGAAATCCAAAGACTTGATGAACTGTTTCAGAAAATGAGGGATATGTCTCAGCAGGAGTTAGATTTTTATAAAGCTAGACAAGATGTGGTATTAGATCAAGCTAAAGCGTTATCAGAAGCATCAAATTTAACCGCAGAAGAATACGAGGATATGTCCGCCAGAATTATCAAGGCAGCCAGCGAAGAAACAGAAGCGGTAAAGGAAAAGGCTTATGAGCAATACTCCAATCAAGTTGCACTGAACAAGTCGTTGCTCGGTCAGAAAGAAGAATACACCGAGGAATGGTTAGAACAGGCAAATGCAGCCGCCTTGGCTGATTATCAAATTGCCGTGGATAATGCTGAACAAAAATACGCCGATATTTTAGGGATTGAGGCAGAAGGATATTCACAGCGTTCCGAATTTTATCAAGATTTTGTAGATCGAAATAAAGAGTTAAAAGGACAAATAGAAGAAGAGGAGCAACGCCATAACAACAGGATCAAAGAACTGAACGATGAGATTCTTGCTATAGAAAAAGATGAGTCTTTATCCTACGATCAAATGACTTATTTTAGAAGTCTAAAGCAAGATGAAATTGAACAGGCAACAGAGGACCATAATGCAAGATTAGCCGAAATAGAAAGAAGTTACTTGGAGGGTTTTGATGAAGCCACATTAAAACAGGCCGGCGGCTGGCTGCAAAGGATTATAGATACTAAAGCCGCTGGCGAAGACCTCACGGAAGAACAAGAGGAACTTGCCAGAAATCTGATTCTTGCCTTAGACAGCCTGCCTGACGATATGAACGAAAAAGGCAAGAAAGCCCTAGACGCTTTAGGAATCGGCTTAGACGACCAAGGAAACGTAATTTTTACAAAGGGTGAACGGCTGGGTGAAATTGTTCTGGAAGGCGAGGAATCCGCAGACCCAGAAGGCGAAAACTCCTATTCTAATGGAAAGAACAGCGCTGACGGTTTTGTTGGCGGTGTGGAATCCGGGTTTCAGGCCGCTTTCACGGCTGGCTACAATATCGCCAAGCAGGCAATGGCTGGTCAGCAAACGGCACAGGACAGCCATTCCCCAGCCAAAGAAACCATTAAGCTGGGCAAAGATAACGCCGAAGGCTATGCGCTCGGTATTGAAAAGAACGCCAAGGAAGCCGCGGCAGCGGCGAAAGACATGGTCACCGACACAATAGGCGCAATTTCCGATCAATCGGGTAAGTATTCTTTCCTAGATAAATTTGGCCTTTCGAAACTGGACGTATCGGGAATGGTTCAGAAAATGAAAGCCGCTGTCGCTACGGAATCCTACAGAATGTCCGCTTCCCTTTCCGCGTCCGGTAATTACGCGGCGCTTCGGGATTCAAGCTATAACAGCGGAACGGATTCCGCCGCGCCCCAAGGAAAGTATGTGGCTGAAATCCATGTGGACCTAGAGGGCCGTGAGGTTGCCAGAGCCACCGCCCCGTTTATGGGAGAACAGCTTGCATGGGAGGGATAACATTGTACATTAACCACATTCCCCTCAGTCAATTCGGCGGGAAGCTGAGGGCAAATTATACTGTTTCCGGCTCTGCCGTAACCGCCGATTATTACAAGCCTCGGGACGGAAACGCCTTTATTTCCTTAGGGAGCAGGATCGGGCTAAAAACTATCACGCTCCCTTTTGATTTATACGGCAGTTCCCCGCGGGAAACCAAAAGAAACCTTTCGGCTCTTGACGCTTTATGTCTCAGCGGCAAGGTAGAGCTTTATCTTCCCGATGGGTTTTATTACACCTCTATTCTCCAATCTATCGGCGTGCCCCAGCAGATTACGCCGTCTATTCTGTCCTGCTCTTATGTCTTTCTGGGGATTCAGCACGACAAAATGGTCAAAGCTGTTTCAAACGGCAGCCTTCAGGCTCAGGGCACGCTGCCAAAGATGGATTGTATCCTTTCCGCTTCTCCGTCTGCTGATGCTGAGAAATATGTGGTAGCTGGGATCACCTTTACCAATGTTCACCAAGGCGATCAGATTGTTATTGACGGTATCACAAAGCGGATCCTGATCAATGGAGGCCCGGCGGCCCAGCGGTGCGATATCATTGACTTTCCATATCTGGTCCCGGGCGATAATACCATTTCATGTATTGACCCGGTCACCGTCCAATACTATCCATCTTATGTGTAAGGAGCAGCCTATGCTTACTATTTCAAACAACGGGGAGCAAATCCCTTTGAACTTTGACGACTATTATATCCAAGAGGTATACGGCGGCAAGGACGCTGCGGGATTCACTCTCCCTTTGGATCACCCCGGCTATCAATATCTTTTTGAGGAAACCCCTCTGATCGACACAGAAACAAAACAAAGATATCTTATCAAGGCGATCGACGAGGGACAAACCACGGTAAACATTAAGGCCGAGCTTGACCTTGACGAGCTCTCAAGGGATATGTTCCTGAATTACACAAACGGCAGCGATACTGTGGTTAACACCATATCCAAGGCGCTGCCAGACGGCTGGGCCGTCCAGGATCACGCCTATTTTAATCAGCGCCGTACGATCGAACTGGAAGCTGCTACTCCATTAGACGTTATCGACGCCTGCCCGGATATCTACAATGTAGTGTTCCATTTTGACAATAATGCCCGTGTGATTCATATCTACAATCCGGACAGCGAGGAAATTTCCGGGGTATTCCTCACGGACGAGCTGAATTTGAAAAGCGTTAACTTCAAGGGTAAGAGCAGCGGTTTCGCTACCAGGCTGTACGCGAAAGGAAAAGACAGCTTAACCTTTGCCGATATTAACGGCGGGAAGGATTATGTGGAGGATTTCTCCTACAGCGATAAAGTCATATCCGTTTACTGGAAAGACGAGCGGTACACAATAGCGGAAAACCTGCTGGCTGACGCAAAAAAACGCTTGAAGAGTATGGCGGTTCCGCAGCAGTCTTATACCTGCGGCGTCATGGACCTGGCCAGGGCAAGAGAGAGTCAGGAAGGAAAAAACGACAATATTTATTCGTTTCTGGAATTCAAGCTTTACCAGAATGTAGTTCTTTTGGACCGCAGGCGGAATCGACGGATTACCCACACTGTTGCCGGAATCAAGCGCTATCCCAAATATCCAGAAAAAAATGAAGTTACTTTGTCTACTGTGGCTCCCAGTATTCAAAATTCCGTGAAATCCATTCAGACCCAAATGGAAAAGCCTACCTCGACCTTTAATCAGATAAGACAGGCGGGACTGGAGACAGCTGGCGAAATGATAACCGGACAACTAGGCGGAAACTATATCGTTACGATGAATCCAGAAACCCAAAAGCCGAATGGCTGGGCAATTATGGATACAGATAATACAGAAACCGCTATGAATGTATGGCGAGCGACACTCGGCGGCATAGGACACTCCTCCAATGGATTTAACGGCACACCAAATATTGCATTTACAATGGACGGTAAAATCAACGCCAGCATGATCTTGACCGGGGAGCTGTGGGCAAATCTGATTAAAACCGGAAAAATTCAATCACACACCGGGGCTGTATATTTCGATCTTGACGCAAATAATGGAAAAGGTGAGCTTGCTTCTTCCGTACTGAAAGGCGTTGACGATGGGGTAACAACAACCGCAAAAATCGGTTCCGGGAGCTGGGCTGGAGGAGAACCGTACCAGGGATTTCGTCTTTATTATCCCGGTGGAAGTTCCGGGTTGCTGCTTATAACAATCGATGGGATCAGCGAGGATTTTCCGCTGGCGAATAAGGACGAAATTGTTTCAAACGGAGATCTTATCATTCGATCAAATGGTATTTCTGAATATTCCGGTGGAGCCAGCGGTCTGTATCTTAACGGAAATTCCTCTACTGGAGAAGGAACCGTAATAGTAAAACGCGGGACAAAAGGCAAAACAAATAAAAATATTTTTTATGCCGATCCGGAACAGCTTCTTGTTCAATACGACGGCTACAATAATTATCTTCGTTTTAGCAATGCCGGATGCGTTTTATATGATAAAAATAAAATTGAGTTCGGTACAAATGGATATATGAGAGCGTCCATTGAATCCAACGGTGACGCAAAGTTCGGAAATATCTATTCCAATGGATCTCTTGTGACCTCCGACCGAAAAAAGAAAACCGGAGTAAAAAAGCTGTCCGGAACCTTCTTAGAGAAAGTGAGAGGTTCAGCGGTGTACCGTTATCGGCTGAAACAAGACATGATCCCAGAGGAGAACGCGAAAAATTTAAAAAGAAAATCAGTCGGCACAAAAAATGAATCAGTAGGTTTGATGTACGATGAAGCCCCGGAAGAAATCCGCCGGGAAACTGAAAGCGGAGATAAGGCTATCGATCTCTACGGAATGGTTTCTGTCCTTTGGAAAGCGGTTC